CGCTTGTAGATCGCCTTCGCCGCGTCTAGCGTGAGGTTGGCAATGTCCTGGTCGGGATAGGCGCGTTTGGAGATTCCGAACTTGGTTTCACCACCTGGGTCTTGCGGATTGTTGGTGTACCCGCCTTCGTGGCCGATCAAGACTTCAAACGCTTGGTCGAAAGTCATTTCTTCTCTTCCAGGTTCTTGATGCGAAGCTCCATGCGGATGTCTTCGTCGTGGCCTGCCTGGATCGCCTTGTGTATTGCGTCCAGGTCATTGGCTGCGTACACGGCCAGAGCCACTACAACTGCCTGTGCAGCCCCAAGGCCCCACGCGATTACCTTCCACATACCCTTACCCTGATTCAAGATTTCTGCGTCCGCAGCCACCTTCTCTTCGAAAGTTGTCAGGTGGTCATCGAACTTCTGGGACAGGCCGGCAGTCGCGCTGGTGTTAGCCATTAAGGCCACGTTGATGGAATTCAGAATGATGAGGAAAGCCCGCTGCTTGGGGTCGTTCTCCTCTGCGATCATTGCCTCGATGTCGTGCCGCTTTGAGTCAGTGGCGCGGCGTGCGTATGGCAGGTCGGTCATTTCTGGAATTCCTTACGATAGGTTGGCCTTGTAGTTGCGACCCGTTGTAACGGATAAATTAATCACTTTTGAAACTCTGGGCTGAGTTGCAATTTCAGTTTTTCCGACTCATACGCAAGTCGGCAGTGGTCTTTCTGGAATGGTCGGAACAGTAGGTCAATCACTGGGCGCATGAACCCCCAGAACCGTCCTTGCTGCTCCATCCGGTAGGCTACGCTGGACATGGTTTCGTCAGGCTCGCCGTTGCAGATGACTACGTTGATCAGTTGGTCTAGGGCGATCAGGACGCGGAGGATGTAGTTCATGGTTGGGTGGGCCAAGTTATTTGCCACGGGAAGCCAGCTTGCGTCGACAGATCGCGCAACGCTTGTCGGTAAGCTGCCCATGCCCCCTTATTTACTAAGGAATCTGGAAGTTGAGTCCAGTCGCACTGGGACAGTAGAAGATTTCGTGTTTCGCGTACTTGCTTGGCCTCTTTGGAAGACTTATAGGCAATATCCTCTTGTGTCGCGGCAGCATCCACTACCCACTCTGCCTTCCACGCTCCATCTATTTGAACTGGATTAGCCAGCTTGTAGATGTACTGGTCATACACATAAGGTGGCGCTTCTACTGCGACAAAGCCAAGAGCCGCAATAGAGTCCGTGTCCATCAGGTTCAGGCCGGTAGCCAAGAACTCGTCGCGGGATGCTTTCGATACTGGAAGCTCAGTGATGGCCCCGTCTTTGATCTTTGCTAGTATGTGAATCACGAGAAGAACCCCCAAGCGTCAACACTAAGGTTATACATACTTGAAAATGTCATGGCATAGCCACCTGTTCCGAAGACTGTGTTGCATTGTGCTATGTTCATTGAAAAGAAGATGTAGGTGTTAGTGGTGTCGGATACCGTTTCATGGATGGTGCAATTTGCCGCTGTTGCCACCACGCCGGTTACGTTGTTCACGTTAATAACTCCGTGAATCTCCCCTGCTGTGTACCCAAAACCGAAAAAGGAAAATGCCAGAAGCGCTCCCCCAACATTGTTCATAGTTGGTTGACTATTGGCGACGATCTGTGTGGACGTAGCTGCTGCGGTATACGGGGCCATAACCCAAGTCAGCGTACCCACCGACGAGAACGTCTGTGGGGTACCTAGAATCCACGGACTGTTGAGGGCGTAATAGGATGCGTACCAGCTACCCGAAGATACCCACGAACTTCCACCAGCCGGAGAATAGGGGGAGTTGCCGCCCACCATCAGCCGCGTAGAAAACGCGTTGCTAGTCAGGTTCCCCGACGCTGGAAGCGTAACGGTAACGGGGTTCGGAGAGGCCGTCTGGTAGCTATACCAAGTGGGAGCTGGCCCCACGGTGCCCCCTCCCGCTGCGCCTTGAAAGCCTTGTGGCCCTTGTGCGCCCGCTGCACCTTGGGCACCCTGTGCGCCCGCTGCACCTTGGGCACCCTGTGCGCCTGAGCCGGTGGCACCTTGTGGCCCTTGCGGCCCTGCCACCGTACTAGCGGCACCTTGCGGCCCCTGCGGGCCTTCTGCACCGACCACCACAGGTGTCCATACGCCACCTACAAATTGTTTTAGTGTTGCGTTGACTGTCATAGCGTAGCCCTCAATACTTCAATCTGCGCCTCGATGCTGGATATGAAACTGCTATCACCAAGCAGGATTGCTTCACGCAAACGCCGTGGTGTTATCTGTGTTTCCAGTTCTGCGATCTGGGCGACTACTCCCTGCTTGCGTTCAGCTTCAAGCATTTCCGGTGTGCGGGGGTCTATCCACTGCTTAGTGCCGTAGTCGAATGTGTGGTGCGTGGACGGGCTTGCTGGAAGCGGCACGACCGCGCCGTTTTCGACGTAGTTACCCCATGGGTCAATTGGTGTACTGCTTTCGACTACCACTGGGTCAGTCATGCCCTCGATAGGTTCGTTCGACTGCTGCCAGATAAACCCGTTAGCGTCTGGGTACAAATATAGGATCATATTTTGTTTTCCGTTGCAACGATGTAGGACAAGAGCGACACGGACGCCCCCGCACCGAAAGCGATTGAGGTTCCGTTGACGTCCACGGGGAAAATGTTTCCGTACACAGTAAAGGTCCGTGCCCCCGCCGCGGGTGTGTACCTATACACGGGCGTAATATTTGCCTGTGCAGAACCCCCCGGCCCTGAGATACGTTGCGAAACAACACCTAGCGAAGTACCTGTTTCATCTTTAACACCACCGTTAAATATGAAATACGCCGCCCCAAGAGCGTTCAAACTTCCGGTCAGAGTTATCGAGGCCCATATCGTTATCGGGCTTCCCGTGCTGGTGAATGATGCCGATGTCGATGCAGTTATCGCGTAACTTGTGGTGACCGAGTTCGGGACGGCCGAAACAAAATTACTTGCCCCGCCCGCCGCTACCGTAGCCAAGTTGCCTTTCAGCGTTAGCGCAGACCCATCCCATGCCATGCTGTTTGTCGAGTTGCCAATCGAGAACTGCGGCGTGCCACTTACGTTCCCAAGAAAGAACCCGGAAGTGGCATCCCCAAAGCTGCCTTTGCCGCTATTGAAGTAACCACCGGGGTTTACCATCACCGCGCTCGCCAGCGTGGAGCCAAGCAGACCCTGTGCGCCCTGCGCTCCGGTTGGCCCCGTGGAGCCTTGCGCACCGGGGGAGCCTTGCGCACCTGTGCCCCCGGTGGGGCCGGTCGCACCTTGCGAACCTGTCGGGCCTTGGCTACCTTGTGCGCCGGTAGCACCTTGGGCACCCGCAGCACCTTGCGCACCCTGCGCACCCGCAGAGCCTTGCGCACCAGTTGTGCCGGTAGCGCCCTGCGAACCCTGTGCGCCGGTTGCGCCCGTGCTACCCGTAGCGCCCGTGGCACCTTGTGCGCCCGTGACGCCTTGCGCCCCTGTCAGACCGACAGAACCTTGCGGGCCTTGCGCACCGGCAGCACCTTGCGCACCTGTCGGCCCCGCAGTTCCGGTGGCACCCTGCGAACCCTGTGTGCCTTGCAGCGACAGGATGTTCCAGTAGGTAGCATTCGGTGGGGCTTGGTTGGTATTGGCAAGCACGCAGATGTACGTTGTGCCGCCAGAAGCTACCGCATCGGTTGCGACATACGCGGTGGCCGCAGACCAGCTTCCGCGATAAGTTAGACCCGATGCTCCTACTGCGCCAGTTGCGCCCTGCGCCCCCGTGGAGCCGGTGATGCCCTGAACACCTTGCGGGCCTTGAACACCCTGCGGGCCTTGGTAGATGTTGCCGATGGCCGTGTTGGTGTCTAGCCACAGAACGGTGGTGTCAGCGGGTGCGCTTGCACCAACCACAATGCCCTGCGCCCCCGCGCTGCCGGTTGCGCCCTGTGCGCCGGTTGGCCCAGCCGAGCCAGCGCCACCCTGCGCTCCTTGCGGGCCGGTAGCACCAGCGGTGCCTTGGAAGCCTTGCGCCCCGGGCGAACCCTGCGGGCCGGTGCCGCCAGTGGAACCAGCAACGCCCTGCGCACCCTGTGCGCCGGTAGAGCCTCCCGGCCCCTGTGCGCCGACTGAACCCTGCACACCCTGTACGCCCTGCGTACCTTGCGGGCCTTGGGCGCCACCGAAGTCGTACCAGCCGGTGTTTGTCTCGTTTCGGATGCGCAGCGTAGCCATTTAGATTTGAACCTCTCCAACGGGCCGCAGTGCGTAGTCCCCTTTGAGTGCGATGAGGTCGGACTGCACCACGGGGATGTTGTGCGTGCGCTCAAACTCAGAAGGGAAATAGGTGACCGTGCGGCTATTTTGAAAACGCCCCTTGAAGTCGGGGATGAATCGTGCGAACTGTTGCTTGGTGTAGTACCAGATGCTGTTCTCGTTCCAGAAGGAAACATGGGTCGGGTCTTGGAACGCTCCGCGCCCATCGGTGCTGGGAACCTCCAACAGCAACCAGCCACCGGGGGCCAGCACGCGGAAAGCCTCGTTCATCGAGTGGATCGGGTCTTTCAGATGTTCGAAGATGTGGCTGGCGCGAATCACGCCAACGCTGTTGTCTTCAAACGGCCAGGGCTGGTTCAGGTCGGCCACGACATCCGCGTCAAACAGGTCGACCGTTTTATAGCCCGTCCAGGCGTTTAAACGCCCACCGAGGTCCAACCTATCCAGCCCTTCGTCTGCGGCCCAGCGGGAGGCCAAATCGCGGGAATAGCGCAGGTAATTGCGCAGCGTCTGGTCCTGCACCTCCTGGTTGGCAGTTACGCAGGAGTTTTCACCATGCAGCCGGTACAAGTAGAGGCACTTGTCGATGTGCCGAATGTTCTTGTGGCCGAAGTTGATCAGCATGCGGCAGCACAGGTCGTGATCGTCGCCGGTCTTGATCGACTGGTCATGCCCGCCAATCGCTTGGTACGCAGTGGTGCGCCATGCGCGAATGTGGTCCGGTGCCCAAAAGATGAAGCGCATCATCTGTGCGCTGCAAGGCCACGCAATCGCCTCGTTCAGTTCGTGGCCCCTCCACGGGAAAGAGCGATAGCGCCATCCAAAGGCCGCGTCGAACTTTGGGCTTTCCCATGTGTCTGTCTGGAAGCTGGCCGAGTTGGAATACACCATGACGGTGTCGGGATCGGCAAAGCCAGAGCCACCTCGTCGAGGGCAGTCGGGACCAGGATGTCATCGGCATCAAGCTCAACCAGGATTTCGCCGGTAGCCACAGAGCAAGCGGTGCCCTTCAATCGGCCAATCTTGTTGTGCGTTTCATCATCGTCATCGATGTTGAACACCTTCACGCGGGAGTCGGCACTGATGTGGCCGGGGACTGTGCCGCCGCCATTGAGCATGATGACCCACTCCCAATCGCCAAATGTCTGGGACACCAGCGATGCGTAGGTTTCCTGGATATACGGTGCAGCTTTCGCATGCACAGGGGTGATTACCGAGATAGTCATTTAGTTTTAAGGTAATAGCCATACCTGCCCCGCGAAGGGACTTGCTGGCTCAGTTGCTGAGATGTTGTTGACTCCAAGCTCTACTGGCTTGAATGGTTTGCTTGCTTGCAACAGTGACCCGTTCCAAGTGATGCTCGCGGAGCCGCCTGCGTTGCGATTCCACCGGAGTTCGACATCGATGTTGGTGCCCGATTGGTTGATGATCAGATGGTCATCGCTGAACTGGGGCGCGGTGATAGTTCCTGGGATAGAGCCGAGCGTCAGAGTGCTGGTGTCCACTGCCGACTCAACGTACACGATGCTGATGCCAACCGCGTTAGCGGATTCGTTCAGCGAGGTGTCGCGGTGCTTCACCACGAAGTCGTAGGTGCCGCTGCCAGGACGCGCAAACAGGCACGAAGTCGTATTGCCGGTGAACACCACAGTTCCCGTGGGATATGAAGTGCCCGCCTTGATGACGGTTTCCTTGTAGTCCAGATCGGTACACGGGTTCCATTTCAGCAAGATGCCTGCTGCGCTTTGCGAGATAGTCAGGCCAGTAACGTCCACGGGCCGAGCGGTCTTACCGATAACGGTGTGAGAGGCCGGCTGCACCCACGGTGACGGGGTGCCCATCGTATTGATGAACCGGACGCGGACATCGTAGGCAGACCCATCATCCACCGGGGCAATGTACGCAGCACCCTGCGATGCATCCGAGTTAGGGATGGAAAACCACGCGGTGTCGGTTGTGAGCTTGTATTGGATTTCTGCCGTGGTACTGAACGCATCCGAGGGGACCGTCCAGGTGCATTTGATTCGGCTGATAACGGTGCCGTCACTGCCCACCAACAAGTCGGCAGTGCCGCTGGTTAGCGTCAACGTGGCCGGGGTAACGACCAAGAACGGATTGGGCAGGCTCAGAGTCGGCGTGCTGGTGATGGCCGTTAGTGTGTCCAGGTTGTAGACCGTGGCATCGTACTCATGGCATACCACATCGACTTCCTCGTCCTCCCGCAGCGTCATGTGCAGCACGCGGAAGAGCTTGCCCACCCAGCCAGGGGTCGAGTGCGTGATCGCCACTACATCACCAACTTCGCAGCGCAGGCCCGCCTGGAAGGCCGTGAATGTGACCGTCAGGCCAAAGCGGCTCTGCTTTAGCTGCAAGCCCGCGAGTTGCTGCGCGGAATATAGGTTGGTAGTGAACGGCAGATCAATCGAAGTTTCCAGCAGCAGGTTGTTATCCACTGTCCGGTAGGCAGGACTGTCCGAAATGCCGTAGTTAGGTTGCCAGTTGTTTCCTGGGTCGAAGAACGTGCCGGTTACTCGGTTGTAGCGGTCTTTGCGGCCAGCCGTTGCAATCGACCAGTTGCCTGTGATTACGTCCTCATCAAAGGTGAACGATGAGGTGGTAGCCTTGTCGAGGATCAGCTTGTACTTGCCAACGGAGAACACCAGCATGCCACGGCAGGAGGTCAGCAGCGACTTGATGTTGTTGTAAGCGGAGTTATCAACGCTCACCACACCGTTGCAGGTATAGCGTTTCTGGTTGCCCCCAGGCGTGGTAACCAGTTCGTCGCAGTAGTTCGCAGCCGCGATGATGCTGGTGTCATCGATGAGCGAAGCGGGGATGCCTTTGCCGTAGCGGGTATTTGTCAGGTAGTCGCGGATGCACAGGGCCGGGTTGTCGCTCCACGCAGTTGTAGCTGTGCGGGGGTCATAGACCTTCACACCTTTCACATCGGCTGTGATAGTAGGAAACCCGCTGTACGCCTTTGAGTCGTATTTAAGCTTGGCAGTGAGGTACGCAATTCCGCTTCCCTTGTGCGCGGTTGTCCACACCGAAGGAATGTCGGCGATGAGTGCGCTATCAGCGGGCTGTATGTCAGTTCCCGAATGGATCAGGATCGTGGACAAGCTGGCGAACTTGGCATCGCTGCTTAGTACATCGTCGATGTACACATTGGTGACGGAGTCGATCTCACCTTCGCCCAGCACAATAACCAGATGCAGGTACTCGTTGTTCGCCCCCGATACCTGCACCAGCACGCGGGAACCACCGACCCGGCGGGTGCCGTAGATCACGGGAATCTGGGCCACATTGTTGGCCGTATTGATGAGCGTGCCCTGCGCTTGCGCGGAGCCAACCTGATCGACATTGCCCGCCATGTTCGACAGGACGTAGAGCGTGGTTGCCGCCTGCGATACCGTGCCGATTGTCAGCACCGTAGAGGTCGCCAAACCGGCGTTGAATGCCGTAGTCGCCGCCCAGTTGCCGACCAATTGCGGCGCGTAAATCAGCGCGGCTACGTCAACGACCTTAACCAGCGTATCGCCGCCGATGTCCCGCGCAACGTCCTCAACGGCACCGAGCGGGTTGCCAAACAGCTTGTCAAAGAAACCCATTATTGGCTACCCCACTTCAATTTCCGGTTGATCTGGGTGACGTAGTCAAAGAACTTATCTCCTGGGAAATACACCTGTTGCTCTTGCGAGTTGGTGTGCCGTCCAGGCTTGCGCTCAAAGTCGCCCCATTGGTTGGTTGCGCTGATCGCGATACTGCTGTCGCCCGCCGGGTTGTCGTTGATCACCATCGTGTCCATTCGGCCATCGAATATCACCAGTGGGCTGGAAATGGCGGTCTGGGTGTCATCCATGAAGGCCTTGTAAATCAGCAACTGCCGATCCAGAAAGGGTTCATTCAGGGCCAGAGAGACATACGCCTGATCCACACCGGACACAGTGATCGTGACGTTTGGAATCTGCATGTCACTGGATTCTTCAAGTCCAGTGAAGGCCAGCATCTTGCCGGTGGACTGATAGAGGTTTCCACCCCACACCACCGGCCTGGGGGCGTCCGTCAGTCGATCCGTGCCCGAATCGAACTTGAACTCAAACAGGTAGCAAGGCTGGTTCGCAGCCTTGACCAGTTCCGTGATAAACGGTGAAGACGCCCCGCGATCCATCAGAACACCTCGATGACGTTAATGCTCAGAGGGGCAAGCCCGCCAGCACCGGCCACGATGTCCGCGTTGTCGGATGCCAAAGCTACGGTGAACGGAACGCTGTTGGTCACGATTGCCTCGTTGTTTGCAGGACTCACAAGCAGGGCCGGTTCGATGTTCAGGGTCACGTTGCCAGACACATCGGAGGCAGCGTCTGCCGTCACCATGTACACCTTGCTGTGCCCTGCGAACTTGATCAAATCGCCCGCCTTCGCGATACCGCTTGTAACGGATGTGAAGCCCTTTAGCGAAATAGTTCGTCCGGTTTGTGAGGCCCCGTTGACCAGGGGGTTGCCGGCCCATGAGCCGCGAGGCGCGTTGCTGCCGTTCAGGGTGCAGGTAAACGTGTCGAACTGGCCGCGCTGGGCGATCAGGAACGCATAGAACACCATGAAGTGGTCGCGCAGCATCGGGCTGAATACATAGCTGATCGCCCACCGCTGCGCGTTGCGCGTGCGCACCTGACGTTTCAGGCTATGGGACACCGACACGCGGGTCGGCTGAACAGAAGAAAGGGAGGCCGTGGCTGGGCCTCTTACGGTGGGTAGTGTGCCGCTCATGCGAACCGTCCTGCGCGTTTAGTCATTGCCTGTCGGATGACACCCTCGACCACCTTCGCGTTCTGCGCGATCATCGCGGGCATCATTGCTTGAATCTGAGCCACCGTCTGCGCGTTGGCATTGGGGGCACTGATGTTGAGGGGTTGGTTAATGATCACGCTGCCCGCGCCGCCCTGCATCGCCACAGGGATGCGCTTGCCATCAGGCAGCGGCACAAAGGCCTCGTTCATAGAACCTTCGCCAAAGACCGCAACCTGGGGGCTGGTGGCTACCCCACCAGTTGCGTACTTTTGGAGCGGCATAGGGCCGTTTGAGGTCATCACGCCACCATCGGCAAAGCCGAAGGACTTGATCATTCCCGCCAGCGGACCAACCACGTTTGCCCGGATCTGGATGCGGATCAGATCGGAGATGATCTGGTCGGCCAACTGCTTGCTGCTGATCTGGCCGGTCATGGCCCAGTTCGTCAGGGCGTCTTCCATCGTCTTGAACGCATTGGTGAATACGCTCTCGGACGCCTTAGCTACGTTGTTCACATCGTCCAGGTAGTTGTCCAGCGCACGTTTGGCACCGTTGGTCCAATCAGCTTCACCGGATTTGAGCTTGTCGTAGTAGTCGGTCCACTCAGCCAGGGATGCATCCTGGAACTTCTGGATGACGCTCAGTTCCTCCAAGTAGGCTTTCGCGGCCTCCGCGCTGTGGTTGGACTTGATGTAAGTCCCCGCAGCCTGATTGCGCATCTCGGCATACTTGTCGTTGATCTGGTTGATACCGGCATCGCGGGAGTTCTGTGCGGTTCCCTGGCTCTGCGCCCGCAGTTCGCGCTGGTGGCCTTGCACGGTGGTTTCGAAGTACTTTTCAGCCGCTAGGTTCAGATCGATGTATGCGTTCTGAATCTTGGCAAGGCTGGCAGTCTCTTGCAGGTTCAGCAGGATCAATGCGCTGACCGCACCTTCGCGGGCCTTCTGGCGTTGCTGTTCCAGGTCGAATATTCGCTTCTTCTTGTCCTCACGGATAAGCTCGACATCCAGTGCCGTTGCGCCCTTTTCGCTGCGCTTGTCTTCCCTGGCGATCTCCGCAGTAAACGAATCCTCGGCCAACTTAGCCTGCGCGGCCAGGATGGCACGCTTGGAGTCGTAGTAGTCTTGTTCGGACACCACGCCCGCGCTGCGCAGGGCGTCCAGCACCTTCTCGCCATCGGACATGGCCCGCGCCTGGGCGTCATAGCCTGCGCGAATTTCGCCCTCGGCAAACGCCGCACGGGCCTTGTCCAGTTGCGCCTTCTTGGCCTCTTCGCCTGTGTCGGTGAACTTCTTGATGATTCCAGCGCGGGTTTCGTTGTAGTCCTTCTGCGAGAACCCAGGCGTGCCGATGCGGTCCTTGAACTTGCCATCGAGCGCGGCAAGTTCCTTCTTCATCTGAATTTCTTTGCCCAGGTACTTGTCATGCTCCGCGTCGAATTCCATCTTCAACTGGACGGTCTTCGCATCCTCGGTATCGAAGCTCTTTAACTTGGCTTGCAAATCGACCTGCAATTGCAATTGCTCGATCTGGGCGCGGAGTTCGTTTGCCTTGCTCTCCCCACCCCACCATGCTGCGACCTTTCCGGTGCCGCCAGAATCCTTGATCATCTGCGCGAGTTGATCTTTCAAGCCTTGCAGCTTTGTCTCCGGGGTTTCCTGGCGTCCGATGTTCAGCACCTTGTCCCACATCGCTTTGAACCAATCGCCCACATCGCGGGTGGCGGTTTCCAGGGTGCCCATGTCAGCTTTGAGCTTGTCCATGTTGTCGGACGATGCGTCCGCAAAGGCCTTCTGCGCGAGCTTCACGGCGTCCCAGTGCTTGCCCTGGTCTTCCAGGGCCTTGATCTGGTCCCACATCTCAACAGTCAGATAATGCATCGTGCTGTTGAGCTTCTGGCTGGTTGCAATCGGATCGCGGGCTAAGTCTTCAAACTGCTTGACCACATCGGCCACTGCCGCTCCGGTTTCACGGTGGACCTTGACGGCCACCAACCCCATGCGTTCTAGGTTGTCGCCCGTGATCTGACCAGACCCGGCCAACGCGGCCAGGGCCTGCGCGGCAGCACCCTGGGTGGCACCGCTCATCTGGGAAATACGCATCGCCATAGCGCCCAAAGAGCCAGCCGATTGGCCTGCGTAGTCATTGGTAAGGATCAGGGCCTTGTTGAACTCCTGGGCCTCTTTGCGGCCAGAGTAGAACGCATACCCCAGGGTGGCCGCAGCGGCCACGGTTAGGGTGAGCGGGTTCACCATATCCAGGATGTATCCACCTATTGCCTTAACAGCGGGGACCACGCCACCGAACATGTCCTTCAACTGACCACCTTGTTGCAGCAGAACGGTGAGAGGGGCCTGCCCGCCTTGCAGGCCGACCACGATGTCGGTCATCTGCGCGGGGACGTTGCGCAATGCAGCGGCAGTCGCTTTCGCGGACATCTCGTACTTCTGCATCGAGGGCACGGTCTGGTCCACCGCGTCCTTCACAGCCTTCTGCTTGGGCGCGACCTTATCCAGTGCGTCCAGGTACGGAGCGATGATCGCGGGATCGATGCCGCGCTGCTGGGCCAGAACGCGGTAGTAGTCCGAGCTACTCTTGGAGCCAGCGGAGAAGGCCGCAGTGGCCCGCTCGATGCTCTGCACCATAGACCTCTCTGCGCGGGTCATCTGGTCCGCAGCTTTGGTCGGGACATCACCCAAATCGTTCAGCGATTTCGATGCTTTGCCAGAAGCCTGGGAAACCTTGTCGGCCATCTGATCGATGGAAGTACCGACCTTTTGCGCACCTTGCTCGACAGGGGTGGCGTCCATCCCCACTTCGATTTGAATGTGCGGGTTGGTGCCGTTGGACTTTGCCATGTCAATCCTTCGTGTTCATCAGCCGAATCGCTTCTGCTTCCGCGATCCGCATGTCCTGAAATAGATGCTCAAACTCTTGGTCCGACAACTTCATGCGGTCCATGAGCCGAAGCATCACGTTGTAGTCAAGTCCAATCACGCCACCAGGGCCTACCCGCCACTGCGTTGCCATGTTCCCCAGGAGGATCAGCGCGGCCTCGTTTTCGGGCCAGACCTCTATCTCTTCTTCACTAAAGTCCTCGGGCCGCAGACCAGCGGCGATCAACTCAGCCTCATTCGTGGCCGGTTGATACACCGCTTCGACGGCCCGCTTTAGTTTCCCAAGCGGGCAGCGGTAAGTTCTTTCAAGTAGGTGTTCTGGATCGCCTGGAAGGCACCCAGATAGTTGTCCAGCAGTTGCTGCACATGCTCTGCGTCGAAGGGTTCGACAAGCTCCCAACCGGAAGCCATGTCCATCACCACATCGACCCAGGTTTTGCCCTCAGATTCAAGCATCGAGAGCAGTTGTTCGCGGGTGCGCCCCTTGAACGTGAATTCCACATCCGCTGTGCCCTCTCCGGGAACAGGGATCGCCACTTTTGCGGTAAAGGTGGGCTTTGCTGCGAGAGAGAATTTGGTCTTTGCCATGATTGTTTTGAGTAAGGTAAAAAGACCCGATAGGGTGCGACCCAACGGGCGTAAAAGACCCCACCGAAGCGGGGCCGCTCTCGGCAACAATTAAGTTGTGTAGCGCACCGGCTTGCCTTGCAGCGCGACACCGGCCTTCACAGACATCAGGTTGCCCTTGGTCATGGAAGGTGTCTCATCAAAGGCGAAGATGCCGTTGTAGAGGATGAAACCACCAGCGGGCAGCGTGGCACGCAGAGCGGTAGTGGCGCGGGTCAGCGCAACGGCCTTCACAGCCTGATAACCGGCCAGCGAAGGATCGTCAGCGATTTCGATGGACAGAGACTGAGCCGAGGTGGTGGTCGGAATCTGTGTGTCGAAGTTCTGTTCCAGGAAGGAATAGGTCTGGTACTGGGGATCGCCACCGGAAGAGGTGCAGCCGATGATCTGGCTGATCTGGGTCCAGGTAGTGATCTTGGCAATGGTGCCGGTGCCAGAGCCTGCGGGGAACAGCGTGGTGCTGGTAGTGTCAAAGCCTTCAAGCACCAGATTGGATGCCGTGGGGGTCTTGACGCGGAACACGCGGTTGTTGGCGTTGGCCCAGCCAGAGGTGAACACAACGTAGTCACCAGCGACCAAGGTATTGGTGACGGTCAGAACAGTTTCCGAGGCATTGGTTGCTGCGGTCACTGTCAGAGCGGCGGCGTAAGCACTGGCGATTGCCAGAACGATGCCATTAGGAAGAGAAACTGCCACGATGGGACTCCTTTTTAAGAAAAAGCCCGCAAGCGGGCAAGAAAAAAGCCCCGCTGATTTCTCAACGGGGCCTTACTGGTAGGGTGACCTTTAGCGGTCTGCCCAAATGTCGAAATCCTGAATCGCCGCGTACACCGGGATGTCCGCGTCGAAACTGGTGTGCGGAGCGTTTTGCGGCTCCGCTTGGAATACGGTTGTCATGCGCAGTGCGTCCTCGATGCTCTGGATCAGGGCCGAGGCCTCTGCGCGGGTGTCGGACCATACGTTCACCTGGACCAGCGCATTGCGCTTGTTGGGCACCAAACGATCCAAGTGGTTAACGGCCACACCACCGATCTGCTGATAGGTGACGTAGGGGCGTGCCGTAGTGGTCGGCGCGAAGTCGGGGAACGTGCGTGGGCACACGGCCTGCAACAGGGTGAACAGTTGGGTTTCTAAGCTCACGATATTGCCTCAGACATCAACGAACTAAATGTGTACGACATAGCCTCGATTGCCTTCTGCTGGTACTCAACGGATGCACGCCGAATGAAGGAGTGCGCGGCCACTTGCTTAGGCTGGGCCAGGGGTTTGCTCTTGACCGTTGTCCACATGCCCTTGCGCTTTCCAGACTTGGGGATGAAGGTCTTGTAGCGCATCATGTGACCCCACTCGACCAAGCGGCCATGCGGAGCTTTGATCACGTTCCAGCTAACGTGGTACTCCGCAATCTGGCCGTCCTTTGAGTTGGCCTTGCTGTACACCTGATAGATGGAATCGCGAAGATTCCCGGTCTTCACCGGCATCCCGTCAACGATGGAATGCGTACCATCAGAAAACACTTGCGACCCGGCCTGGGCCGCTGGGCGAACTGCCGCGCCCGCACCGTCCACAATCGACGCAAGTAGGTCATTCACGCCAGAGGTGTCAACTCGGATCGAGAAGGTGTTCTTGCCTGGGGGTATGTGCTTACCGTCACTCTTGACGTAGCTGCCCTGGGCATACTTCTTGTTTTTCGATCCTTTAGTCCGCGCCATTTAGATCACCTGTTGGCAAACTAGATCGGTGAATTCCTTACCTTCGAAATCCAGCAGCACTGCCTTGATGTCGTAGGTAATTCCATTCACCAGGACGCGCATACCGGAGTTGAGGTCGGTACGGTAGCGGATGCGCACGCTGGCCTTCACCGTGGAGATTTCAGCATCGCCCTGGATCGAGGACAGGCCCGAGTTGTTCTTCACGTTGGCCCAGACAGTCGCGAAGGTAGTCCACGCGGTGGTGGGCTGGCCCAGTGCGTCCTGTGTCGCTGCGCGATACAAGATCGCAGCGCGGCAATTCAACTGGCCGGTCCTCATGCTGTGATCACCGAGTAGCGGTCAAGCAAGCGATCAACGTAGCCAAGCGACATCAGAGTGGCCCGCTCGATGACAGAGGCCTCGCGGTTCTTGTACATCTCGCTGATCTGAATCTTGATCCAGGTCTTGATGGGTTCAGGCACGGTGGTGTAGCCAGACACATAGCGCACTGCAACAGCGTTGATTTGCTCACGGGTGACAGGCCAGGACGTACCATAGGCCGGCACAACGTATGCGCTGTTGTTGTCATCCGCGTTGTCGAACGAATACAGGTTTGACGCCAGCGTCTGCTGCACACCAGTAGCGTCGAAGTACTTCACCGAGGTGACCGATTGCACAGGCACGCGGGTGAGTTCAAACGCATCAGGGAAGGCGTCCAGCGTCAGTTCCCAGGTCTGGGCCATTAGTGCGCGACCTGTGATCTGTTCCGCGCCTTCCGTGGCCGTGGTGATCAGCGCAGTCAAAAGCGCATCATCGTCGGCTACATCCACCTTGCAGTGGAGCTTTGCCTCGGCCAAGGTCACCGGGTAGGTGCTTGCAGCGGTTATGAGTTTGAGTGCCATCAGCGTGCAATCCTTGAAGAACCGATTCGTGAAATACGGGAGCCACCAACCTGGGCGGGTCGTATGCCCTCGACCGCTACCCGCGACCCTGCGACCGCCCCTGGCACATAGGCACTCGACTGCGCGACATAGGGGATGTGCCCAGACAGAACCAACGAACCCTTTGTGGGCGCAATGGTCTTGCTGGTGGTCTGCGTGACCGTAGGCAGCTTGCCGGTGTAGGCCAGAGTGCCTTTGGTCGGCGCAATGGTCGTGCCGCTTGTACGCACCACGGTGGGCGTGTAGCCGGTGAAGGCCACCGCACCCTTGGTAGGTGCAACCGTCTGGTTTCCAGCCCGCACCACTGTTGGTGCGTAGCCGGTGAAGGTCAGAGATGCCTTGGTCGGCGCGACAACTTGGTTTGCCGTGCGGGTTACCGTGGGAACCTTACCCGTTAGAGTCAGCGCACCCTTGGTCGGAGCGATTGTTACTCCGTTGCCTCGCGCAACCGTTGGCGTGTAGCCGGTCAGGGCCAGCGCACCCTTGGTGGGGGCGATGATCTGGTTGGCAGTCCGCGCCACTGTGGGCGTGTAGCCCGTAAGCGTCAGCGCACCCTTCGTAGGGGCCAGGGTTGTTCCCGCGCCCTGCGTGATCGTCGGCACCTTGCCGGTTAAGGTCAAGGCACCTTTGGACGGTGCGACGATCTGGTTGGCCGTGCGCGTGACTGTGGGCGCGTAGCCGGTGAACGTCACCGTGCCCTTGGCAGGAGCTACGGTCGTTCCGCTTGGCGCGGCTCCCTCTAAGAGTGACCGTAGCGCGATTAACATGGCTTAGATGTACGCAGTAATGACCTTGACCTGTGCGGCTGTAACCGCTGTTGCGTCAGCGTCGGTTCCAAGATTGGTAATCGCCAATGCAATGCCGGTACTGAATCGCGCACCAGAAGTTCCGAATGGCAAGTTGACTGTGCCGCCAGCCGGAACGGGAATGGTGATAGCGATAGTGCTTGTGCCAACGGTCGGTGCCGCCGCCAAGTTGTAGAGCTTGACGTAGGCTACCGCAGCACCGGTATTCGACGCCGTTACCGAGTACACCGTGCCCGCAGTTGCCTTCACGCTTGTGGCGTTGGTCGTGGCCGCGCTGTTGATGATGCTGGCCGTTGGGGTCGGCAGGACAATCGGGCTGTTGGGCGATAGCGATACCGTCAGTGCGGGGTCGGTTGCGGCGGCAGCGGTCGATGCCGCTTTCACGGCAACGGCGGTTGCGCCGCTGGACAGTGCAACCAATACTTCACCACGGTTGGTTGTCTGCAAGTCGGTCTGCTGGCCGGTCGTGTAGGTTGGCAGGGTCGTGGTGAACGTGCCACCGATACGCACCGGGGTGCCAGCGATTGCCGCAGCCGCAGCGCCTTGGCCGGTAATAACAGCGCGGCCATTCACGTCTGCCAACAGGTACGCCAGCGAACCGGCTGTGAATGTCGGCAGTGTCGTGTTATAGACCGCGTGCGCGGTGACGCCCATCGCCGGGGCCGCAGCGAACATACCTAACTGGATATTGATAGCTGCGCTGCCGCTCGTCCACGCGGTAGAACGCACGCGGAAGTACAGTGCTTCACCAAGCTCTACGTCCCATGCGCGTGTGGCATTGGCCGTCAGAACGCCGGACGTAATTTCCGCGATGTTGGAGTCACTGCGTACTGCGGTAATCGGAAACCATAGCGTGTTGTCGTTACTTGCCTCAAAGGACAAGTTGACGCCAGCGTAGGTTCCAGACACCACCACGGTGGCACCGTCATACTGGTTCAGCGTGACGGGGCCAACGGTGGTCGCAGCGGTAGTGATTGCGCCGGTAGTAGCGGCCACAGCAGGTGCCGGGGCCACTTGCAGACCTCCAAGCGAGAACATCCGAAGGCGATCCCAGCTTGCGCCGTTCCACGCCTTCAAATAGCTCTCCGTGGCAAGCGCAATGTCACCGGCATCTGCGTCGGTGTTCGGTGTGCCAACAGCGGCAAGACCCGCCGCGTTGGTCGGGTCACCGATTACTACGCGCTGCCGCTCTACGGTGTTCGCGCCAACGATTAACTCGCTGGTGTCCACCTTCTTGCCCGTAGAGTCGGGCGCGACTTGGATTAGACCGTCTGCCATGATTAGATAGCGTCAAACCAACCGGTTGCGGGCGTCGTAACCGTCAGCGTATTCGTGGCCGTTGTCAACGGAATGTCGGCGGGCGTTGCATCACCCAGGAAGTACCCGATCAACGGATTCACTTGACCCCAGAGCGTGCCGACCACATACATGACGTAGTAGCGGTGCGCGGGGATGCCCGCACCCGATGCCGTCCAGGCGGGGATAGTGCTAGTGTAGAAATAGCCGTTGTTGCCGGCAGTGGCGGTCGCCGCTGCGCCGGTTACGGTATTGCCACCCGTGGTGTATCCATTGCCGTTGGCGATCTCATTCGCGGACACATCGGCCCACAGAGCATTGCCGGTGGCCGTGGCGTTGGGGGTCCACGCGGACGTAACCAAAGCCACTTTGACAACCGCGCCGACGATGTCGTTGATGCGGTAGTCATCCTTGTTCTTTGCGAATAGTGTGAATGCGCCTGCGGCCATGTCTTACCCCTGTGTTGCTGCGATTTCGCGTTCGATTTCCGCTTGCAGCAGTGTTAATGCGTCCGTCAATTTCTGCTGCGCCAAGGGGTAGGCCCCGGCGGCATCAATCAACGCTTGAATTTGAGTTTGCAAATCCATGATTAGCCTTTCAGCGACTCGGCATACGCAACCGCTTCCGGGTTGGTATCGAGTTCCGGGTTGTCTTGCGCAACGTCAGCGGCCACTTCGACCACATCGTCACATTCACCAAACATTCCTTTGACCAGCACGCGGGCCTTCACCGTCCCAGTTGCGTCTGTCTTTTTCTTTGTCGCCATCTGCTACTCCAAAAGAAAAAGGGTGACCCCGAAGGGCCACCCATTCGCCGCTTAGGTAGCGGAGTTAGCGTAGTAGCGGGTTGCGCCACCAGCGTCGATCAAGTTGCCGCCTGTACGCAGGAAGGCAACGAAACCGACTTGACCCAGCAGAGTGAACGCGGAGTCGGTCATGCGGAACAGTGTCAAGTCCATCACATCGCGGATGGTGTACTTGCTGAACTGACCGAACAGGATCGACTTGGCGTTAGCGGCCATCACAGGCATGTCCTGGTTGATGGTGATGGGGCGACCCATGATGGTGTCCGGTGCGCCGCCATTGATCATGGCATTGGCTTCGTAGCCGGGAACGAAGATCGGACGGTTTTGAGCGTCCTTGATCTTGCGGATCACCTTCAACGATGCGTCATTCATCATGTAGCCCACACCGGCTTGGTTGCGGTATGCGGGGTCCAGGCTGTGTTCCAGGTCCACCAGATCGTCATAGATCACGGACAGAGTCTGGCCGGTGGTGCCGGTCTTGCCAACGCTGGAAGCGGTCAGCAGGCCGTTGGGCTGGCCGGTGCCAGTACCCACAGTGAAGTGGGTGTTCTGGATGCGGCCCAGACGCATAGCCAGCACGCTCTGGATGTAGGCCTCGATGTCGATGAACGAATCCTGGATCAATTCAAACGGCAGGGCGATCTTCTTGGACGAATACTTGTAAACGTCCAGAGTGATGTTGCCGAAGGTTGTATCCAGGCCGGTCACAGCAGTGTTCTGACCCACGATTTCACCAACTTCCGCAGTCGGATCGGACTTGGGGAAGTTCATGGTGATACCAGAGCCGGTGCGGATTGCCGTAGCAACCGAGCGCATGCCGCCATAGGCCTTCATCATGGTTTCCAAGCTGCGCTGGTATTCCAGTGCTGTGGTGTAGCCACCTTCCGTTGTGGTGGAGGTGGACATCGCATTGCGGATTTCCGGGGTCTGGCGGGCCATCATCACGTTGCGATCTTCTGGCGACAGATTGGAGATGCCGCCGGCCAGGAAGGCCTTCAACGCTTTGTTCTCACCGCTGTGGGCACCGGGGGTGCGGGTAGCAGCGTTCAGGGCAGCGGCTTGCTGTGCTTCCGGGGTTTCCAGTTGCAGTTCGGCCATGCGCTTTTCGCGTGCCAGATCAACGTCAACAGCTTCCACCTTTGCCAGAATTTCGTCCAGCTTTTTGGCGTCAGCCTCGGGCATAGCAACGCCAGCAGCGTACTTGCCATTGAGTTCCTGTGCATCTTTGGACAGGGTATTGCGCAGTGCGCGGAGGTCTTGCAATTTGCTCATTTCTGAGACTCCTTTAAAGAAAAATGACTGCTTCACGCAAGTCTTACGGACAAGAAAAAGCCACCCGTAGGTGGCCGTTACAGTTGCGCGAAGCGCACTACTGTTGGTTGGCGATCAGCAACCGCACGCGGCGGTTTTGGTAATCGCGTTGTTCTGCACTGATCGTTTCAGGAATCGTTTCCGAAATAGTTTCAGGAATGGTTTCATTGGCAGGAGGGACTTCTGCCTTGGGGGCCGGCAGCGGGGCCTTGGCGTACATCGACAAGTCCCACTCGTTCTTTGTGGTGGGGCCGCAGACCTTGTTGATAAAGCCGTTGTCCAGAGCCTCTTGTGCGGTCATCCAGGTTTCGGCCAGCATCATGTCTTTGACGGCAGCAGGGTCCATGCCAGTGCGCTTGGCGTATTGGTCAACGATCACACTGTCAACCTTGTCCAGCAGCGCGGCAGTGGCCCGCATGTCAGTCGCGTTGCCCATTGCCATCGTCCAGCCGCAGTGGACCATGAACATCGCGCCATCGCTCATTTCGACGGTGTCAGCGGCCATTGCGATGACCGTTGCCGCGCTGGCCGCGAGGCCGTCGATGTGGGCGATCACGTTGGCCTTGCAGTCGCGGATAGCGGCCACGATTGCCTGCGCAGCGAACACATCACCACCGGGGGAGCTAATGCGCAAGTGCAGCGTGCCGCCTTTGATGGCACGCAGTTGCGGCACCAGCGTTTCGGCTGCAACGCCACCGAACCACTCGGCCTCGGCCTGGGTGGAAACGATGCTGTCGAACAGGTACATCGTGGAGTCGCCGCCATCGGCTGCGGCCACCACTGCGGTCTGCTGCGGCAGGGCCTTTGCGACTGCGCGGTTGCGCACCACAAGGTTCATTAAACGGTTGATCATCATGCTGATTTGCCCTTCTTTTTGGGGTCCGCGGGTGCTGGATCAGCAGGTGCCGCATTGGGGTCGGCAGTGGGTACTGCCTTGTTAATTTCATCGCCGCCATCCACAGGGGCCAACAGCTTCATCGAGCGCACTTCGTTGACCGTGAGCCAGCCGGGTTCGCCTGCGCGGCCAAGTGCCACGCGGAAGGCCTCGTTCTCGGTCTTCAAGTCGCCACGCTCGATCTCAGTGACATCGAACTCGACAAAGAACTTCTGGCTGCGAGGCCAGAACTTGCGGTTGATCTCCTGCTGAATCTTGATCAGATCGCGGCGCAGGGTGTACTTCACAAAGCCCTTGCCCATGTTCTCTTGGCCGGTGCCCCAAGAAGTTGTCTTCTCGGTGCTGCCAACCATGAACGGGGGCACGCCCAGCACGCGGCAAATCTCTTCCAAATTCCACGATGCCGTTTGCAGAATTTGCGAATCGGCCTGGGACAGGGTCAGCGGTGTTGCCTTCAACCCGCCGGTCAGGATGGCCGGTTTGTGCGAGTTGGCCGATCCACCATAGGCATCCATCCAGGTGGCACGCAGAACGTCCACTTGCTCTTTGGTCAGGTTGCCGGGGGTTTCCAGGGCGAAATCGGGGCGGGCACCGTTGGAGAAGAACTTGCCGTTCCACTCTGCCGTGGCAATCGAGGTGCCAACAGCTTGGCGGGCCGCGTAGGTGATCGGGCTGGGGCTGGTAAGCCCGTCATACCCGAGGGACGGAATGTGCAGCATGTCTGCGGGTTGCAGAACGTAAGACGCGCCCACCAAGGGGGTCACGCGATACCACAGGCGTCCGTTTACATCGCGGAAGGGGTACACCCGCAGAGGGTGGTGCAAACGCAGGCCAGACACCTCTGTGCTGCTGGTGTGGGGACGCAGAATTTCCGCGTAACCGTCACCATAGAACATTTTTGCGGAAATGATGTATTCCCAGAACACCGCAGCGGAGATTTCATCGTCCGGTTGCTCGTTCAGGAACCACCAGTACTGATGATTCTTGGCCTTCTCGCGGCCCGTGTCGGTACGCTGGTACACATTGAGCGGCAACGTGCTGATCGCGCCGGCCACCAGGGCCACGCAAGCGTAAACAGCAGAAACCTTCATGGCCGTGGCTTCGCTCACCAAAGCACCCGAACTAGAGCCAAAACCCGCGCCAATCGTCTTCAAAAGCTCATCAACCGTGAGGTTTTCCCGCACTTGGTTCATGTTTTGGACCGATTTCGCTGCTTCTGGGCCGAAGTTCTGTCGCCATGCGTTCAGCACGACTGAACCCGGCACTTTGGCCTTTGCCAGTGCATTGCTGAAAACTTGACTCATAGAATGAAAATTCCTGCGATAGGTGTCTCGTCCACCACTGGCATGACACCCACGGCCATTGCCAGGGCGACCATGCCGTCAATGCGGCGGGTCTGCTTTCTCTTGTCGAACTTGCGGGCACCGGAGTCGCCGACCACAGTCGCGTTCTTGGCGCACATCTCCAAGACCGGGTGGTTGCCGTGGCGCAACTGGGAGCCAAGCAACTTGACTTCCAACTCGCGCAGCGCGGGGGTCATGGACACTGTGCCCTGACCAAACGGCTTGAACCGCTCGATCTCCTCCTCGCTGAACCCGACCTTCACCAGCCAGGGTTTGAGGTGGACCATGTTGTATCGGTCAAAGCCAAGCGATTGCACTTGGCACCGATCAAACAGGCCCCGCAGGAACTCAGCGATGTACTCGTACTCGATGGCCCGCCCCGGCGTGGTGTTCAGGAAGCCTTGCTTCTCCCACACATCGTATGGGACGCGGTCCTTCTTGGCCTTCTCGCGCAGTCCCTCGGAAGGGAGCCAGAATTCGCTGTGGACGCCACCGTCCTCTGTGACCAGCACTAAGGCAGTCAAGTCGTGGACGCTGGACAGGTCCAGGCCGCCCCAGACCTTATTGCCGTCGATCATTCCGCACATCAGACCGTTCTGTTTCCAGACCGACTGCGACACGAATGGCGACTGCATCTCGACCCGTTGGTTCAGGATCAGATTCCTGAATGCCGGTTCGTTGGAAGGCATCTCCTGGGCCGAGCGGCACTGTTTCTCGATGTCCTCGATGGAGCGGAACTTGCCCATCGCGGGATTGGCCGCTGCCCATGCTTTGCGGTCATCCAGTTCGCACTCTGCTGGGGCTTCGTACACATGGCACACCACGCGGGGATCGGGCGCGTTCTTCTGCGCGTCGATCCATACCGACAACATGTCTGCATCGGTTGGGGCCTGCGTGCTGATCGTGATCAACAGCGGGTTGGTGTACGCACCTTGGGAGGTTGTGATCGCATCAACAAACGGGTCTGTCGGTCCTACGATCTGGCCGGTTTCGTCCAGAATCGCTAGGATGGGTGATAGGCCGTGGGCAGTCTTGCCTTCTGCTGATAACGCTCGATAAAGCACGTTTTTGCTCAGGCCTATCAGCCGTTTGCCAGAGGGTTGGATACGCACCAACCTTGACAGCTTGGGCGACATCTCAATCATCTTTCGCGCCAGTTCAAAAACCACCGCAGCTTGGTCTTTGGACTGTGCCCCAGAAATGATCTGGGAGTTCTGAACTGCCTCTGGGCCGCAGAGGTGCGCAAGCAGTAAACCCGCAATCGTGGCAGTTTTAGCGTTCTTACGGGCGATTGATAGGATCGCCGTGTGCGTGCCCACCGGGTTGTCGTAGATCGCCAGAATGAACTTCTTCTGGAAGTCTTCCAGCTTGATCGGCTTGCCGATGTGCTGGCCTTCTGGGACCAGGATATATGTTTCGATGAAGGCGATAACCTTCTCGCCCCGCGTCATCTTGGACACGGGCTTTGCCTTCTTTGTCATGCCAGCAGCGGATCGTCTTCAAGCTCTTCACGGAGCTTGCGAGACTGCGCTTCCAACTTGCGAGTGTTCCCCATATCGCGGGCATCGCCGGCGGGCTTGCCACCCATGCGCAGAGTGCGCATCAGGGCCATCTCGCGGCGGGCTAGACCTTCCAGCACCGTCACGCGGGGGTTCATTATTTGGGTGCCGCGTGCGTTCTCGACCACGGTGCCCTCGGAATCGAGCAACTCCTGCTGGTCTTCCAGATCGGCCTGGGTGCGTGCCAACTGCGCGGCCACCACCAGATCGGCCTGCGTCCACTCATCATGGGCGCGGGACAGGATCACACCAGCCCAGAACGGCGCGTCTTTCTCGCGCATCTTGCAGTGGACAGGCGCAACGTGCGTGGGCTTTGCCGCGTTGATCATTGCCTTCACTGCACCGGATGCTGAGTCTGTACGGGTCTTTCTGGTTGCCATTTCAATTCCAAATAACCCGACCATCGGGTGTGAACTTCGTCCGCTTCTCACCGGACTTTTCCAGCCGCTGCTTGTCGGAGTCGTGGCACCGCTTGCACAGTGCCTGCCAGTTGGCCGTGTCCCAGAAGAGCTTCTGGTCGCCTCGGTGCGGGATAACGTGATCCACCACCTTGGCCGGCGTAAGCTCCCCGTCAGCGTGACACATCACGCAAAGTGGGTGGCTTTTGAGGTAGGTATCGCGGGCCTTTTGCCAGCGCGAGTCATAGCCGCGTTCAGATGCGGACTTTCGGGAGTCACCCATAGGACTTAATCCTTTCGGACCTGGATGTGGCCTGTCGCACCTCCCCCGATCCCGGTGATGCATTCGGTAGAAATTCCACGCATTTACCCGTGCGTGGCCGATTCGGGTTATCGGAAATGTCGGGGGCGGGGATTTTGCAGGCGGCGAAGCCTGCGCATGCGGGTGTGGCTATTTGCGTATTCGCGGACCAAGTGCGCCGATTATCACGGACCTAAATAGGCAGTCAATATCTCAATAATATTGTATTTAAGTATTACATAACCCTCACGCGCACACGAATTGACCCAAATCAGGGGTCGGATAGCGGACTAGTAATAAATCCATTGGATCAGGCGGGTTAATAGGCCAGAAGGCCAGAGTTTTGAAGGCCCCCTAGGCCCGGCAGAATGGCTCAGGCTGCGCCGCTTGATGCATTCCAATGGGCAAGCATGCATCGAATAATAAATGCCTTAAATCTAATGCCTTGCACGTGCGTTATTTGGCCTACTGTATGGGGCATCGCATGCATGGGGCATTCGGGGCATCCTATGAAAATATATTCGCGTGCACCTAGGGGGTTCTAACGCGGTATATGCACCTTATACGCGGTATCGTTTTCTGCATCCCATTTGCAGATTGAAATATATTTTGTTTTTCCTATAATTGCGGCATGGATTATTTAATTCATACGCGAAATCCGGCGAATCAGGATTTATGGAAATTCAAAATGTATAACTCTTATTTCATGCACTGCGCACGCTGCGCAACCCTAGGCGTAAAGCCTGTTCCCTATATCGCGTTTATTCGCGCACTTGACGCAATGGGGGTTTAATATGCGCAACGTTCTTAAATCTGGTGAAGTGTTTCACTATTTCGCAAATAAGGTGCAACCATCTGGCCGCTGTGGCAATATCTCATTCGCTTTGCCGCGTGCATATAGCTATGCGGCAGTAATTGGCAAGCATTTTGATAATGGCGTTGCCTTGGCTAGTGGCACTTGGAGTATGACCACAACGCGCCATCAATCCGAATTGCGGCAAGCATGCAGACATAAAAACTGCATTTATGTGCCTGACCCTGATTCCGTACATGAAAGCCACCGAATAGTTAACCATAACGTGGCGCAGCTATTGCGCAAAGCAAGCACAGCGAAGGCACGCCGTGGTTTTTACTTAGGCGATGCACTGCGCCAAATCGAACAATTTAACACATTTGCCGAATGGAATGATTCAGCGCTGCGCATAGCTGCGCCAATGACCGACCCCGAAGCATTGAAAGAGATTGCGGCCAGTGTTAAGGCTGAAACAGCAAAACGCAACGCGGCCATCAAAGAACGTGCACGCATTGACGCATTGAAAGATGCCGAAAAACTAGCCGAATGGCGCAAAGGTGTTTCAGTCTATCTGCCATATAACTTACCCGTTGCGCTGCGCGTTAATGGCGAAGTAATAGAGACATCAAAAGGCGCACGCATACCTGTTAGCGAATGCCCCTTATTTGGGCAATGGTGCAACGTAAAAAGGAATGGAAACCCGGCGCACCTATTGGCGTATACCAACTAACAAAAATTCGTGCGGATGGTTCTATTGTTGTGGGTTGCCACGATATAGCGTTTTCTGAATTGGAATACATCGCCAAAGAATTGGAGTATTCCAATGCGTGATTTTCTTGAATCTTTGGCCGTTGGGTTGATTCTCGCAACGCCATTCATTGTTGAAATAATCAAGGGGATTTTGTAATGACCAAAGAAGTAGAATATTTTGAAATTGAGATTTCAACTTATCACGGAGAACCCGTTGGGCGAATTCAATTTCACAACAATGGCGAGCTAGAACAATCCTCACTCTATTCCATGAATGAGATAAACAACATTATTCAACTATGGCGAATGGATGAACTAATGGGCGGTTTTGCTATCGGCACAAAATTAGCCGATAAGTATCATTTTCAGATTTTTACTAGGGGCTAAAAATGGAAAATAAATTCACCTTTGCCGGTTTCACTTGGCCGCGCAACGTTGCCACACTTACCCCATTATCGCAATTGCGTAAAAACGCGAAACCCGCAAAGTATGCGGGCCTTATTACCATGCTCCAAAGCCAAACAGCGAGGGAATGGGTTTTTATACTGACGATATGGGGCAACCATTCACCCGCTGGAAATGGTGCGATGAGGTAATGCCCCATATTCGGCATGAGGGATGGTTTACTGATTTGCATGGCGACGGAGAAAAAATACGCGGCATTGTCGTATTTTTACCGCATGGCCGGTTTATGGCCGGATGGTCTATGGGTGAAGGGATGTGCGCAACGGTTGACGGTAAGTTATACGATGGCGAAGTATGCGCAGCATATGCCGCCGATTCTATGGCCGAAAATGCCGCACAGCGAGAAATTGAATATCAGGAACAATGGGAGTTAGAAAATGCGTAAAGCAGACTATGCGCATTTGGCGAATGTAATAAACGCAAAAATACATACCGCCAATGCAAATATTAAACACTCGGAAAACACCGCGCAGCGTGAACACTGGCAGACTACCAAATCTGTTGCGGATGATATTGCGCGAAGGTTTGCACGCGAAGCAAGTGTTAACCATGATTCATTTTTAAGGGCATGCGGTATAGAAAACCCATAACTAACAATCTAACCGTGTACCCGGCACGCTAAACCGGAAAACCCTAGGGGGCTACATCGTAAGGTGTAGCCCCTTTTTCGTTGTCTGCTTTCCAATGCGTCAGAATTCGGCGCATTGGAAAACGTACACCTATGCAAAAACTGAACAATCTAAACCGGGCACGCCTATCTGTTTCGCTGGGCGACGGATGGCGCAACCATGCTCGAATGGTGCCAGTAGGCATTACGCCTATTGGCCTAGTCACTCGAAAAGGGCTAACTCAATCCTTGGGGGTTGACGCATCCGGCGATTATTGGGCATTCGGTACAGGTAGGCCCGAACTGTTGCCACGTCAAAAGGTGCAGGGGGCTTTGGCCTTACTTGCCACGGGTATGAACCCTAAAAATAATGAGAAACCGTAATATTCACGCAAGAATCGCCTAAATTATTGGCATTTTGCTTACTTTTTAGGCATTTTGGTGTACTTTTGTAAGTTTCGCGTCAGAAATGCCAGTTCGCGTGCTTTCGGCCAAACACCCCCGTGGGAATTTTGGGATAAAAATTGGCAAATATCCTGGGAATTTTGCCTATGAGGGTTCCTCCGTTTTCGGTGCTTTCGGGAGCGGCGAGATGAAATCGTCAAAAAGCTTCAACGCCCGTGGTCTGAGGTTTTCGCACTCTGCATTGGTGTAGCACTCAGGCTCAAAGGCGATGCGGTACTTGCCTTCACCAAGAGGCTCTTTGGTAACGCTGCCGCCAACGCGGCCATACCCACTCGGTCTGAATGTTTCTATGCGGCTCTCCGACTGAAAGCGGATACGCATGGTCGAAAGCATTGTCAAAGCCTTCTGTGCCGAGAACCACATCTTCTCGCACTGATCCGGTCCTTCACACACCACGCCCGCGCTGGCAGCGAAGCTAATCGACGCCAGGACTGCTGCAATTTTCTGTTTCATGGCTAACCCTCCCTTTGTGAATCGAAGTATGCCCCACCAGGGGCTAAATGTTCCACCGTTCCTTGCGCTCGGCCATCATCACCTCCCAACGCCCGCCGCGCAGCGCAAGGTCCACCATCCCCCGGCCATCGTGGATGTACGTCATCAAGGCCGGTGGGGCCGCTCCAATCGTCCTACACGCCTTCGAAACGCGGCTCTGGTACACATAGCACCACCGCAGTGATTCGCGGTGCGCATGGGGCAATTTGGCAATGATCCGCTCGATCTGCTGGGCTTCGATGGGATCACAGGCTAGTCGATGCTCCCGTGGGTGCCACTGCCAAGCGTGGCTGCGGTAGTCCCTGAACATCGGAGACACCTTGGGCGACATCCCAGGCGTCACCCATCGCGCCCAGTTCAGCAGACGGTCATGCACCCACTTGTGGTGGTCGTACACCCTGCCAAAGTCAGGTAATTCTCTTTTTGCCATTTTGCTTTTTGATTGTTTTGCCGTGCGCACCGAGGCTGGCGTCAGCGTTCACGCGCAGGGCAGTTGAAATGACGTACTGGATCGTTGGCCGCTGGCCGGTCTGCGTGAAGATGCTGCCCGCACCCTTCCAGGTGAATGCGTTGCCTGTGCTTTTGGCAGTTCCATCAGGCCACTTTTTGGGCATCTTCAATCGCCTTCCTCAACCACGCACTACCACCCAGCCGGTAGAACTCCACACGCAGCGAAGGCGTGAGGCTCACTGATGTAGACACCCGGTTCTCGCCGCTTTGCAGTCGGGGCCTGCCGGCGGGTTTGCGTTCACGCTTCTTGGGTTTCATGTCTGCCCTCCAAATACTTGAAAAATTCGTCTTGTTCGGCCTCTTTTTCGGCCAGCCCATCCAGCAGCGCACCGTCCACGATCCCGTTCTCTGCTGAGATGCGGAAGATGCGGACTGTTTCCTCCTGACCGCTGCGCACGATTCGTTTGTTCGCTTGGTCGTAAAGCTCAAAGCTGGCGGGTATGGCAAACCAGCAGATGGCCGAGAACTGGTGCTGCAACCCATCAACCCCGTGGCCTGCTGAACCAGGGTTCAAAAGCGCAAGCTCGACCTTCCCGGCCATTGCGGCTTCCATCCCCTCCTCGGTTGTGATGTCAACAGCCTCTGGGAATCGGGCTTTGATGCGATCAAAGTCGTGTGTGTACCAGTGGCACACCAGAAGTGGCCCATCGACCTCTTCGATGATCTCGGCCAGTTCATCCAGCTTTTCGTTGTGCATCACGCTCACACCCTCATCGGTGAAGATCGCGCCCTGGCACATCTGGTGCGCCTTGCCTGACACCACCCCCTGGCTAGGTGCGTTGATGGTTATCGCGTCGATGTCCACGACTTGGTTGCGCATCAGGGTTCGGATCGCGGTGGCTACCTTGGCCGGGAGAGTCACCTTGCGGTCAACCACCACCGATCTCAGACCCAGGTCGGGTGCCACGGCAAAGTACAGGTCGCTGATGCGCTCATAGAGCTTCGATTCCATGCCCTGGCGCAGCTTCCACGAATAGACCTGACCCGTGTGCCTGTTGAGCTTTTTGGGTTCCAGGTAGTCAGCGCGAAAGCCCGTCAGCGTCTTGCCCAACCGCTGGCCCCCATCCAGGATGCCAACCGGCGCAAACAATTCATGCGCGGTCCCTGGTCGGGGCGACCCGGACATCAGCACGATGCGCGAGTCGGTCCTGCGGGCCATCGTGTTCATTGCCTTCCAGCCCACGCTGCCCTTGCGGCCACCTTTGCGCAGACGGGACGCCTCATCGAAGATGACCAGATCGAAATCCCAATCTTTCAGCCTGATCAGCTTCATCAGTTCTGGGAAGAAATCAAAGCTAACCGTCAGCACATCGAAATCGGACGCCAGGGCCGCTTTTCGCTCCTCGGGGCTACCCACATACACCGCGAAGCGCAAATGGCCGCTGAATGCCCAGTTCTTGGCCTCGTTGGGCCATTGCTTGGCTACCCGCTTGGGTGCCACGACCAAAGTGCGACGAACCGAGAACTGGTCGTACATCAGGGAATTAGCCAGCGCGAGTGCCACGCCGGTCTTGCCCGCGCCAGCCTTGGCCGCTAGATACGCCCGTGGGGTGCGCTCCAAGAACGCAAGCGCATCGTGCTGGTATGGACGGAAGTCATGCAAATAGCGCACGGGCATCCTCCACGGTATCGATGGCACGGACATCGACCCCAAGGCGTTTGAGTTCCTTGTGGACTTCAACCTGCCGTGGCCGTAATGACTTGCCGGGGGCCTTCAACTCCACAAAGACGATTCGGCCATCTGGGAAGAAGACGATCCGGTCAGGCACTCCGGTGTATCCGGGGCTGACCCATTTGAGTGCTAGACCCCCTGCCTTCTTGGCCGCTGCGGTCAGGGCCGCTTCAACGGTGACCTCACGCATGGCAACCCCCTCGGGTTACAAGGAACGAGGTTACAGGTACAAGTAGTCCGGTAGCGCCGCAGGAGCATATATTTTCAGCGGCTGCATATTTCTTTTTTCTTGTTTACTAACTCTATAACTTGTAACCTCATAACTTTTAAAGATAAAAAGAGTAGTAGCTAAGAGTGAAAACACCGAAAAACCGGCTAGGTTACAGCCGGGGTTACAGGCATGGTTACAGGGACGGAATTTCAGGCTCATTGCAGGAAATCCTCCGTTGCCGTGTCGGTAGTGCGATCCAAAATGGCCCGCAGATGGGCAAAATTGTCCGAACTGTCGGTTACAACAAGTCCCGGCACCCCGTCCCTAATCCAAACGCGGTGCGCTGAACCGCGCCACTTAACGACCTGAACGACCTGCTTGAAACCCTGGTTTTCAAGAAATTTGCGCATCCTGCTGGTCAGCAACGACACCGGCTGGGACTGTTCGGCCAGTGCTTTGGACAGGCAACCGCTGCTCAAAACGTCCTTTGAAACGCCATAGGCCCCGTTGTCGATATAAAACTTTGCGTACCCTTCCGCATCGTCCAGATCGCCAGCGGCCACCATGTCCCGCTTAAATTGGGTCTGTGGTGCCCTGCCGGCTGGATCGAACTTGGACACATCGATTGCCTCAAAGAAGGCCCGAACCGCTTCCGGGTTGTCATTCACCACGTTGTGCAGGGCCACCCAGTAGTCACGGGGATCAGCAAACCCCAACGCCTTGATGGCATCGTGGAATTCCCCGATCTGACGCCACGGGGTCGCCACGGCAAAGAACCGGCGATCCTCATCGTTCAGGGGCAGTGCGTCCGAATGGTTGGTGAACGCGATGTAGTTGACGGTATTGATCTCGGTAACCGAGGCCCTGCCCTTGCGGTGGACCTCGATGCGCGAGTTGGCAATCAGGGGTTTTAGCTTGTTGTAGACATCGTGCCGGTTGTGGCCTTGCAGCTTGATCTCTTCCAGCAGAACCACACAGCGGTTCGCAGCCCAATCGTTGAAAGCCGAGTTGCTCAGAGTCTCAGGGCCGACATCCCCTACGTTCTTGGCCCCCATCGCGCTACGAAGCATATTTCCGATGACGCTCTTGCCATCCCCCTCCACGCCTTTGATCAGGCACGCCCACATGACCTTACGGCCAGGGTTCTTCACAACCCACGCAGCCCATTGCAGGAAGATGTCCCTGGCCTCTTTGTCGCTGAACACCAGATCGAAGTGGCGCATCAGCACCGCATCAGCGGCTGGGTCTGGGATGGACAGGGGCACCAGTTCTGGCTGGTACACATTTGCGTAGTCGCGGCCATCGAGCGTGAAGGTGTCACCCACCGTTGGCAGGTACATGGTTTCGCTCACAATTGGTATCTGCCAGATGTCGCAGGCCACCTTGGCCGCGCTGGGCACATTGCCGTTTTCATCGGGGGGCATGTACCGGCAGTGCGCTGCATCGAAGGCATCGCGGGTGATGGTGTCTTTGCTGTTGAGGTTGAAGAACTTCGCCTGGGAGGTGACGTAGCACCATGAGCGGACCCACTCAGGCCCAGCCCCCAGGCCGGTGATCGCCCGGTTGCGCTCCCGCGCCAGCATTTCCTTGACGGCCTTGATCGACGGGTTCACGCCCGTGATCTCCCGCAAGCGGTTACGGAAAGCCGGGACCAGAATGTCGATGGCGAGGGTGTCGATAGCCGGGTCTACCTTCACCCGCTGGCAGATGGCGCGGATAGCGGCTTCGTCTGCCGCGGCTGCGATCTCGGCCTTGTAGGCATCCTTCACGCTGATCGTCTGCGCCTTGATCTCAGGTAGATCATTCACGAATTCTTTCATCGCGATCTGGCTGGGGCGCGAGTTGACATCAACCAACTCAAAGGCGTCGATGCCAACGTCCAGGTGGCCGAATTTGTAGTGGCGTACCAAGTCCCACTTGTTGGCTGCGCGGCCACCAAAGGGGTCGCTGCTGGACGTATTGAAGATGCCTTGCCGGTTGTCGGTGATACCGGCACCCTCGGTGGCTCCACTGCCACTGAGCAACCAAGTCAGGCGCGTGTCGGTCACAAACTCAAAGACCTCGGCCAGCCACTTCTCAATGACCTCCTCGATCTCATAGGTGCGGCAGAACAGACCGATCAGGTTGTCCTTCTCCCGTGGGTCCACCATCTCCGAGCGTGACTTGCGTTCGGTCTTGGCACGCAGCAGGATGGCCGGCTCGATGACCAGATCGACCTCATCTCCCAGCATGCCAACGCACAACCCTGAGCGCACGGGCACGGGGTCTTGCACACCGTTCACGAAGACGGGTGCAGCGGTGTAGTTGGGCTGGACGGTGCGGAAGACCGTGACATCGATGGGCAGGTTCTTGGACTTGACCCAGGCGTCCAGGTCTTCGCCGAGGTGGGGCTTACTGAGCCAGAACGCAACGTGCGCTTTGAGGATGCCTGCGTTGTCGGGGTGCCCTGCGCCACTGGACAGTTGCCAGTGGAAAGTGATGCCCTGGAAGCATGCGGGCAGCGTGCGCTCGATGTACTGGTTGATCGCGTTCTCTGGATCGGCAACCGGATCAATGCCCTCGGGCTGGTAGCGGTCAATATCGATGTAGAAGAAGTGCAGTGCCTGATCCTTGAAGAAGGTCAGCCGGCGCAGGGTGAAACCCTCCTTTGGCACCACCAGCGACTTGCCGCGCTTACGGTCTTGCTCGATCTCCTGCGGGTAGAGTTCCTTCGCCTTCGCGTGCCCAATGAACCGGCCACGAATCAGGCACGAATTGCGCTCTGGTTCCAATTCGGTCAGCAGGATCGAGAGGTCATTGATGCCCTCGACGTAACGCTCCTGAACGGATACCTGCTGCGCACGCTCATAGCCTTGGGGCTTGCCGGTTGCACTGTCCCAGACCTTCGTGAGCCTGGGGCCTGCGGAGGTGAGGATCGTTAGACTATCCCCACCAGTTCTGGTGGTATTTAGCTGCGGCATCATCACGCTACCGTTAAGCGGCGGATAGGGAGTCGAGTGCGCGTCGAACCGTATTCGGGCGCATCAAGGCAGAGGTCGGTATTCCAGTGATCGCCTTAATTCTGTCAACGTGACGCTCGGGGGCGTAGCCTTGACGCACCCACAGACCCACCGCTTGCTGCGAAACTTTTAGTTTTCGCGCCAGTTCCGCCTGGGAACCGACTCGGCTGACTGCCGCCTGAATGCCCGTTGTGACGGAAGTTGTCTTTACAAGATTCACAAGTATTACTCCATTTAAGTTTAACTACTTGCGAAAATTGTACTTGTGAATCTTGACTGTTACAACTTATTTCTTGGAAATAACACTATGGGTCTTACACTACCTATACAAGTAAAATGTTGTATTTGGGGGCAAGCACTCACAAGGACTAAACAATGACCGAACAGACTTTCGCTGAACGGCTACTACAGCACAGGAGCAATCTCGGAATCTCCCAAGAAGCGGTAGGCAGCATCCTGGGCGTGTCGTCACAAACCATATCAAACTGGGAAGCGGGCACGGCTCCGCGAAAATCCAGACTCGCCCAGGCACTGACCTGGATGGCGTCAGGCTTGGTCCCGCCTGTAGAGCCTGCCAAGCTCCGTTCTGAAATCCTCAGTGCCGAAGAAATAAAAGAGGGGGAGGCTACAGAGCTAGGAAGGGAGCCTATCGTTATTGAGAAAGCTCGGCGTTTGGCTTCGTGGCAGAAGCGTCAAGACGAGGAAAAGCAGTTTGCCGAGGACGAACGGTCAGTCTTTAAACAAGCGATTCCAGACGCCCTAAAGCAGTACGTAGACCCGCCAGTCGTCACCTATCAAAACCTACGGCTACCCAGAGTGTATTTAAGCCCGAAGGTAAGCGTAACTATGGTGTTTCCACAAGTGCATCGGGGGCTTTTAAAGCATGCCGCCCTAGTGGTAGCCGCCCTGAAAACCTTAGACACCGAAGCCGGGCATCCTTGCAAATACTACGCCTTAATAATAGCTGGGGCTGACTCGGGAGAACAAGTCAGAGAGGCGTCTTTGACTACCGTTGCTGGCATTCTGGGGATAGACATGTACTTTGTTCCCGACCCGTTAGGCGCGGCTGCGGTAGTTGCCGAGCTAGAAAACGCCGACCCCACGCTATAAGTTCCATAGCAACCCAACCACATGCCGCCTACCCTGGCGGCTTTTTTACGCCTACTTTATAAAGTTTATAAAAACTTGTTGCCTTAATTGCAATTCTTGTACTAGAATTTGCCTAACTTGATAAACAAGTTTCGCAATCTACACAAGGATTCTGGGCAAATGAGTGACTTGATTACTACGCAGTTGGCCTTCGACTTCAACGAAGACCAGTTCGTAAGCCTGACCGCTATGTACGCTAAAGCGGTAGCGGTGGGTAAGGCAGGCGGAAAGGCCGATCCCGGAACATGGAAGGTCAAATCCGGTTCGACTTTTATAAAAAAGTTGCGCAAACTAAATACTCCCACCGGGAGTATTTACAAAACGACCCGTGGCAAGAACGGCGGAAGCTGGGCGCACTGGCAGATCGGCGCAGCCTACGCGACCTACCTCGATGAAGACCTGCACATGCAGTTCAACGCGGCAGTCCGGGCCATGTCCTTGGGTGATCCCCGCGTGGTGGATGTTTTGCTGCGCAACGCCAGCGAGTCCGATACCCGCCGGATGCTGTCGAAGGTATCCCGCCACAACTTCACTGACCGCATCAAGGCTGCAGGCGTAACTGACAACAAGGTATATGGCCAGCTAACCAACGTGATCACCCAGAGCGTGCTTGGAGCAAAGGTCGACGTTGTGAAGGTCCAGCGCGGCCTGACTGCCAAAGACAGTCTGCGCGACAACCTTTCGATGACAGAACTGGCCCGCATTACCTTGGCCGAGTCTATGGCCGCTGATGACATGGAGCGCGGCATAGCTCCGATGGTGGCTTGCACCAAAGCC